GCAGAAGGTCAGGTTGATGAGATCCTTTAACTCGAACAGCTCCAGCTTGTGGGCCATCGCCTGAAACTGCGCGGCCTCGCCGGTGTCGAAGCTTTCCAGCCGTTTGGCGAGGTAGTTCAGCTCCTCCACATTGACCGTGAGCATCTCCGTGCGCTTGAGCACAGTATAAAAGCTGTTGATTGCCTGCACCTTACAGTCGGCTTTGACCGCGTCACCGATCTCCAGCGCCTCCAGCAGCTCCATGCAGTGTGCGTACTGGTCGCGGGGGATGGGGAACGGGATGGTCGCCACGCCGTATTCCGGGTGGTTGGGATTACCGAGAACCGCTTGAATCATCATTTGTGTTTTCCTCCAATCCGTTGATTTTGTTCATTCTGGTCCGCAGACAGGTCCCGTCCGCACCCCAGCAGAGAAAGCCATGGCGGGGGTAAGGGCAGCCGTCACATTCCGGGGAGCGGCTGCAAACAGGCGCTGGCAGCGGCTCCTGCTGAAAGCCGGGGAAGTGCGGAAGAATGAGTTTGAAGTGGATCGTGCCGTAAATTTCCATCATCTTTTCCTCCTCGTAAAATAAAAAGGCCGAGCAAAAATGCTCGGCCTGCGTGGATACTTATTTCATTGTCATGCCGCTCTGTTCCGGTGCGTCCCGCTGCCGCGGAGCATCCGCAGGCAGCAGTCCGTCGACCTGTTCCATCAGCTCCGCCAGCTCCTGATCCCGTCCGCACGAAAGGGTTTCGTCTTGCTCGCGGACGAACGCCAGCGCACGGTAGATCTCCGCAAGCTGCTCCGGCTCGAAAAGGGCGCCTTTTTGAACAAGCCCGCCGCGCACGGTGAAGTCCCGCTTGGCGGCATCGTAGTCGTCCTGGAAATAGTGCCCGTGATGGACGCCCTCTCGGTCATAGTCCCACTCCCAAGTCACAAACTGGACGCCGTGCTCGGTGGGGTGGCCCGCCAGCACCGCGTCACCGAAGTCCGCGAGGATACGGTAGTCGCCATCCAGTCCGCTGGCTTTGAGCCGCGGCGCGGTTTCCAGAATCGCCATGTATTCCGAAGTCATTTTGGCGGTGTCGATCACGGTTTGCAGCGCATCCTGCGCCCGAATACTGTCCACGTTCTCTTGCCGGTACAACACGCTGCCCTTGCCGGATACGCGGCAGAGACGCCCTTTTTCCCAGCAGACGGGCAGGTGGTGATCCTCAATCGGCTCCACCGTGAAACCATTCTGTCGCAGCCGGATGGCGGTTTCTTCAAGGAAACGGAGCTGCGCGGTTTCATTCTGATTGTTCATTTTGGAGTCCTCCTCGTAAGCAAAAAAATAAGCCGGAGCATCCTGAAATGCTCCGGCCGGTTGACGGATTAAGTTGTGAAATGAAAAAGGGCGCCTTTTTGATGGCTTCGACGAAACCAACAAACAGACGCCCGAAAGATCGTATAAAATTTTGAGGAAAGATCGCTCTATTTTGCGCCCGCAAAAAGGGCGCTTCTCAGGATTTTGCCTTTGAATCTGTGAAAAGGGGAGTTCAAATCTCCCCGGTTACCAAAATAACGCGAAAATATCTTTTTTTCTGAGCGCAGAATTTGAAATAAAAAAAGGTGGCAACCCTTTGGTATTCTAAGCGTTGCGCTTAAAATATCCGAATTGTTGCCACCTTATGGCGCGGAAGGAGGGATTTGAACCCTATTCTTTCCGGCTGTTTTCAACGATCTGCGGGTTTCTGTGTTCAGAAGTGTGTTCAGCCGGAAAATATGTGTTTAGAAGCCCTTTTCCATCTTTTCCGCAGCGGCCTTCAGCTGGCCGTCCCGGACGTGGGTGTAGATGTCCATGGTGGTGGACAGCTGGGCGTGCCCAAGGAGCACCTGCGCCGTTTTGGGGTCCACTCCGCTTTCCAGCAGGGCGGTGGCGTAGCCGTGTCGGATCTGGTGCGGCGTGACGGTGACACCGCTGGCGTCCCGGTACGCATCATACAGCGCGGTAAAATGGTCGTTTGTCAGGAGGCCGCCGTCCGGCTCCGCGAACAGGTAGCCTTTTCCCAGCTTTTTGGGGAGCAGCTTGGCCAGCGCCGGAAGCAGCGGAACGTCCCGGCATCCGGCGTCAGACTTCGGCTGTTTGATATGGGGCGAGTTGCCTACATGATACACGGATTTTTTGATGTGTACAAGATTTTTCTTCCGGTCGATGTCGGCGCCGGTGAGGGCCAGCGCTTCGCCCCGGCGGCAGCCGGTGTAATAGACGAGGAAGGCAAACAGGCCGAAGGGGAGGCCTGCGCTTTTTTTTATGAGTTCGATCTGCTCCGGAGGGGGCGCGTCCCGGTGGGTCTGCGTCAGGTTCCGGGGCGGCTTTACGGCGCTGGCCGGGTTGTAGCTCACAATGCCGTCCACTTCGGCCTTGCGGAAGATCTGCCGGATGATCTGCAACTGGGTCACCACGGTTTTCCGGGCGCGGGTTGCGGAGAAGTCCTTGATATACTGGTCGATCTCCTTCGCGGTGATCTCGCCGGGGGGCCGTCCGGCAAATTCCTTCTTGGCCCTGGCCAGCGCCGGACGGTAGCTTTTTTGGGTATTGTGCTCTAAGGTCGGTTCGATCTCCGACCACCATGCGTCCGCGATTTTCTCAAATACGGCGGCCTTTTCCGTTTCGATGCGGTCCGCCTCCCGGTCAAATGCCTTGACCTTTTCCCAGACTTCTTTATCGGTTTTTCCCCGGAAGGCTTTGCGCTTGCCGTTGATCCGGAGGATGGTCTCATGGAGGCCGTCAGGCCGGACGTAGTATTTCGGGTATCTTGCCATGAGTTACCCCCGCCAGAAGCCGACCTGGACGCAGCTGAAATCCAGATACAGGCCGTACAGGATGGCCAGGAACAGGAGCACGATCAGGGCGGCAATGATGCGGTTCCGGGTCTTGACGCCCTGCTTTATCATCGTAATGATCTCACGTTTGTTGGATAGACGCTTCTCAAGGCCGACTTTCTCAGCCTGCAAGGTTTCTTCCGTGGCCGTATAGTGATTCCCTATGCCAAAAAACTCATCAATGGAAATCCCCAGGACAGCGCAGATCGGCCCCGCGGTATTGATGGATGGCGCTTTTGACGCATTTGCAAAAAAGTTATTGACGGTGGACAGCGGCACGCCCGATTGATCCGCGATGTCTTGCGCCGTCATGTGCAACGCGGCTTTTTTATCTCTGCATAGATCTTGTATCGTCAAAAAATCGCCCTCCTGTGTTAAATTTCCCAATATGGGCAGGTAAAGTCTCAAATCCGGTCCGGCAGTATACTGCACATTTCCCCAATTTGGGCATTGCGCTGCCAAACCCATTTCTGGTACGGTTTCCTTGCGGACAGGCAGACGCCCCCTCTGCCGGAAACGCAAAGTGCCCCGCCGCTTGTTGCAGAGGCGACGGGGCACTTACTTATTTATCTTCTTCTGACGTCTCAGCAACAGGACGTTCCGAATTTTTGAGTTTTCTGCGGATGCACACGCCCCATCCGATCAGGACGGCTCCCACGAGGCACGTCAACCATGCCGTTTCCGGATCTTTGACGCCATAGGCCGCGCCGCTTATGAGAAACAGCACGCCCCAGACGATCTTTGCCCGGAACCGGGGGCGGCGCTGGGGAGCGCTGTTTTTTGCGCCGCTGCCGATTTTGTGCTCCGTCACATGGGACAGGCCACCGGGCAGCGTGACGGTCTCCCGGACGGTGCCCTTGGCGGTTTTGGTGACGCGGTAGCGTTTGCTTCCGACGCTGTACCCTATGCCGGATTTGCTAAAGTTCAGGCGGAACGGGCCTGCTTTAACGCTTTTGCGATATCTCCAGCCCATAAGTCAGTGGACGCACTTGTCGCAGGGCGTCAGGCCCATGCCGGTGGCGGTGCTGTAAGGCACTTCCCAGTAGGTGCCACCGTTGCAATGGGGATCGTTGTGGTATTTGCTGCCGGTGCGGGTGATGTAGGTAGGCTTGGAGGCTTCCGGGTGCGTCAGCACCACGGTAGCGGTGGAGCCGTCCCACGCCACCTGAAGGCCCAGAGACTCCGCCAGAGCGCGGGCGGGGATATAGTTCGTTCCGGCGAACATGAAGGGCTCAACGGTGTTGCCCTTGGCGTCCCGCAGATCCAGCACCTGACCGTCCAGAGATACCTTGATATCACGATACTCAATTTCCTGCTGTACCTTGCCGCTGGTGGCGCCTGCCGTGCTGACCAGGCACATGACCAGCAGCGTCGCCAGAACTCCGGCTAAAAATCCCCTTTTCATTCGCTCCACATCCAATCTGTTAAAATTAGGCCCGAGGCTTGGGCCTTGAATATATGTTTGGGAGGCATCACCATGAGCAACCAGATCACCCGCACGGTGTCCGATTCGGACCGCGACCACATGACCCTGGCGCTCTATCGCCAGTTGACGCCGGAGGAGCGTGAGCAAGTCAACGCTTACCTCGCGCAGCTATTAGCATCTCGATATACTCCCGCGCCTTCTCCCGCTCCTCGCGGGTAAGCAGGTCCCAGCATTCTGGACGCTCGTCCCCTTCGGGGGACGGGCGTTTCTCTTTGCCTAAGAGTTCCTCTTTTGTTATTTTGAAATAATCAGCCAATTTTTGCAAAATGGCATCAGTTGGGGCGTGGCCGTTTTTCCACCGAGTATTAGCTGATTTGCCTATTCCGAGTTCAAGCAAAACAGCAGACGGTGTTTTCCCAACAGAATTACATGCCCTTATGAAATTATCATAAAACACAAAAACACCGCCCTGCACTTTGTGTAAAGTACCGAAAGTAACGAAATAGTCCCAAAAGTGTTGACAGTACCGAAAGTACCGAGTATATTATAGCCATAGAGGACATAGCCCCGAGGACAATATAACACACCGGGGCCAGAACATCAAGAGAGGAGGCACAAGGAATGAAAGGGACTTACGTCCTTGGCTATATCTGCGGAATTATCGCAGCACTGCTTGTCTTATCAAGGCTGCAGCTACTGTAGCAAGGACGCCGGAAAGAAAGCCCACTACGAAGTTGGCAAGGTGCCAAAACATCAAGAGAGGAGGCGCCGCATGAACTTTCTTCGGAAAAATTGGATCAGCCTGCTGGCAATGCTGCTTGCCATTACATCCGCTATTCTCGCAATGCTGAAATGAGGACGGAGACGACGCTGACGATCAGCGCCAAAATTGCAATGATATTTGCGGCCAGCCAGCTTTTAAGCGCTTTTTTCTTGGTTTCTTTTTTCTGGCGCCGACAAATTTCTTTGCTGCTCTCCAATATTTCACGGTGGATCTTTGGCCCGTTCATCCGTGCTCCTTTCGGTGGCTCTGCGGGTCGTCTGTGCGGCCCAAGAGGTAGTCCACGGAGCAGTCCAGATAATCAGCGATCTTGGCGAGACTGTCTGCGGCAATCATCCGATCATGCCGCATATTGGACATCGTATTAGAACCCAGTTCTAAGTCTGTCAGCATGGTTTTGATTGTCACACCTTGCGTCTTAGCCATGGCTTTAACGCAATCCGCTATATTTGGGGATTTGTACAAGCCTATATGGTTCATTTTTGTACGAACCTCCAAAATCATTAAAAATAGCGAAAACTACTTTACAAACGCTAAATTGAGTGATAATTTATATCCATAGAGGACATAGCCCCGAGGACAATATACCACACCGGGGCAACGCCGTCAAGGCGGGAAAGGAGCAATCATGATCGTTAACAGAGTCAAGGAGCTGCGGACGGCGGCCGGCATGACCCAGAAGGCGCTGGCTGACCAGCTGGGCGTCACCGTCCCCACGGTGAGCAAGTGGGAGCTGGGCCAGCGGACCCCGGAGCTGGAGAGAGTTTTTCGCATGACGCTGATCTTCGGTGTCCCCATCGAGGAGATCGTCCAGCGGACGGAGAGCGCGTGAGAAGGGAGGAGCGGACATGGCACGAGAGCGTGAGAGCTTTCGGGATCAGCTGCAATCCTTGCAGGCAAAATTCCCGGAGCAGGAGGTTCTGACCAAGGATCAGGCCTGCAAACTGCTGGGTCTGGACTGGGACGCACTGGTCCACAATGCCGGCTTCCCGGCCAAGAAAGTTGGGAAGCGCTACATCATCCCCATTGTACCATTGGCACGGTGGATGGTTACATGGTAGCGCAGGAAGGAGGAAAAGACAATGGAGCGGAAGTACCCGAATTTGTACCAGAGGGCAAGGCTGAGTACCGGAATGAGCCAAGAACGTGCAGCGGAGCTGCTTGGACTGTCGCCGGAAAGTCTGAAACAGTACGAGGGCGGCAAGACGGTGCCCAAGGATGAGACGGTGGCCAAGATGGTGGAGGCGTACAGCTGCCCATGGTTGGCATTGGAGCACGCGCAGGCCACGGACACGCTGGGCGTGATGCCGGAGGTGACGCCAAGGCCGCTTCCAATGGCGAGCATCGCCCTGCGGAACCGTCTGCAAGACGCGACTGGCCGGTTGGATGCCCTGCTCCGGATCGCGGAGGACGGCGTGATTGACGAGGCTGAGCGGCCGGAGTTCGATTCCATCGTGGTGGAGCTGCGGGAGACCATGGCGGCCATCTACCAGGTGATCTACTCAGGCGCAAAAAGAGAACGCCCCGAGGCTGGCACCTCAGAGCGTTCAGGGGAAAAAGTGTGTGGTATTGGATCAACCACTGGATGTATCAATTATAGCACAAGGTCCACGCTGCACGCAAGCCCTAATTTTCGCCGGGAAGGGGGCGTATCCCTGTGACCGGTTGGGCGATGTTTTTCATGGTCGTCGGCGTGGCGACGGTGGCGGCAATCCCACTGCGGATCGTGGATCTGATGGAGGGTTTTCGGAATTAACTGAAGATAGTGGTATTGTCGGATTGTGAGGGGCAATGCAGATTTTCTTTTAATTTGTAGGATTTGAGGTGGTTGCATGGGAAATAGCGTTCCTCTTCGCCAATGGTATATAGAGCATAAAATATGCGTTTCCTGCGGACAGCGTGATGCATTTAACGGGAGACAGAAGTGCCCAGAATGTTTAGAAAAAGCGACGCTAAATAACATAAAATACAGGAGCCTCGAAAGGGAACGCAATTATTACCAGAGAAGAAAAGAAAAGCGGGATGCCCGTATATCCGCTGGATTATGCCCAATCTGTGGCAAAGCGGCAGTAAAAGGTCAGCTATGTCTTGAGTGCTATATGAAACATCAGAGAAGGCATGAAAAAGAAAAGCAACAACGCGCATTGCGCGGAGACCCTCGTAGAGAACGTATTAAAAATGGGCTATGTTGGTTTTGTGATTCTCCGGCTTTAGAAGGGAAAAAGGTTTGTCAAAAGCACTACGACGAGATTCAGGCAAGATTTCACAGAGGAGGGGATGAACACCCGTGGGCAAAAGACGAAGCGGTGAGGCGTGCAAAAATCAAATAGAGTCTTTCCGTGAGTACCTCGAGGATAAAGAGCTGTCTGACAATACCGTAAGGGCATACATAACTGCGATGGAACAGTACTTTTCATCATTCGGAAAAATATCAAAGAAAAACGGCCTCGATTGGAAACGGGAACTACAGGAAAAAGGATTGAAGGCGAAATCCATCAACATTAAGCTCAATGCATTTAATTCGTTCTGCGGGATGGTTCACGATGATGGAAGCAAAGTCAAGACGATGCGCGTCCATCAGGCTACAGCTGTTAGTAATGTTATATCCGAACAAGACTACAAAAAGCTGCTGGATGGATTGAAAAATGATGGAAATATGCGCTGGTATTACAATATCAAGTTACTGGCTTCGACTGGCTGCCGTGTTAGTGAGTATGTGCGGCTAAAAAAAACAGATTTTTCAAGAGGGTACGCGGAAATGTGGACGAAAGGTAAAATTAGAAGGATTTACATTCCGAAATCATTTCTGGATGAAGCTGATGGGTATTATTCGGGTTTTGGGCCGGACGATTTTCTTGCTGTTGGACGAGACGGAGGGCAAATCACGACCAGAGGCGTTTCTCAAATGCTTATGACGTTTGCTGCGCGGTATGGGATTGATAAAAAAGTCATGCATCCACACTCTTTTCGGCACATGTTTGCAGTCCAATTCCTGCGGCGGAACAACAACATATCTCTTCTGGCAGATGTTCTTGGCCATTCCAGCGTTTCAACGACAGCAATTTATACTCGGATGACAAAAGAGCAGCAGCAGGACGCAGTTAATAAAACAATTAATTGGTAGGTGAAAGAAATGGATATTGAAAGGCTTTACAAGAATTTTATAGATGCTGGCCAACAGCCGTGTAGCAGAGGAGATTCTCAGCGCGGAATCAAAATGCATCAGTATAGGACTGCAAAACAGCAGTTGTTTGAAGCTTTAAAAGATGACTATTTCGCTGGGAAATTATGCTCTGTTTTGGCAGATGAGCTTGTTCAAACAATTTCTGAATCAACGCAGAATCCGGAATGCTTCTGGGGATCTCCCAGAACCGCTAAGAGTAATCAAGCAATCTTTGCATATGAAAAGAATGAACGTCTGTTTGAAGAACTTCTGCGATGCTGGTTGGAAAGATAAGGGGGCAATATGGCAAGGTATGACTGCGGCTATGGGGCATGGATCCCCGGCCCGGTTTTGGACGATCCGGGGCTTCGGCCCCGGTCGCTGATCCTATACGCACGGATCGCGCGGCGGGCCAACCGGGTGGGATTCTGCTACGCAACCAACGCAACGCTGATCGAGGACATGACTGCCGTGGACGAGGACGGCTCCGTGCGGGTGCTGTCTGAGCGGACGGTACAGGCCATGCTGGCGGAGCTGCAAGAGCGGGGGCACATCCACACGGATAACGGCCCCCTTCCTCCGGATAAAAGCGGCACGGTGCGGACCGGTCGGCGGATCTACATCGGGCGGTCTCTGGCAGCGATTCCGGACGATGCGCAGGGGGGTGAAGAAAATTTCACCCCTGAAAAAATCTGCACCCCAGGGGTGAAGAAAATTTCACCCCCCTTTAAATGTATAAAAGATAATAATAAAAATACCCCTATAGCCCCCTGCGCAGATGCGCACTTCGATTTGTTTTGGTCGGCGTATCCCCGCCATGTGGACAAGCAGCGGGCGCGGAAGGCCTGGGCGAAGCTGAAGCCGGACGAGGCGCTGGTGGAGACCATCCTCCGGGCGTTGAAGGCGCAGGCATCCTGTGAGCAGTGGACGCGGGACGGCGGGGCGTACATCCCCTACCCCGCCACATGGCTCAACGGCCGCCGGTGGGAGGACGAGCTGCCGGGGCGGTCCGATTCGGACCGGAGTGAGAGCTGGGAGGCAGGTGACACGGATGGAATTTAAAGCAGCTATGGAGCAGGCCAGCAAATACCTGACCTTCTCACCGGCTTTTATTGATCCGGAAAAACCGCAAGGTCTCTGGATCTGCGATACCGTTGTGGAGGCGGCGGCTATTCGGGAGAATGCCGTGTGCCTTGGACTGGGGTGCAGTTGGGATGATGTTGTGCGCTGCCGTCCGTTTTTAGAGGCGTTCCCCTATTTGGTGATCGTCACCGCCAACGCCATCGCCAGAGAGCGGATGGTGGCGGAACTGCGCCCCCGGCTCCCGGCCAGCTGTATATACGTCGTTACCGATGCCGGCTGGCGGAACTGTAAGACCGTTGAGGACTATGTGGCTCTGTACGGAGCGGCCCACCTCCCGGATATCCTATCCGGAGCGGAGGAGCTGCCCGCCTATGGCTTGCTGAATCTGGCGGAAGTCCCCCGGCGGGACATGAGCAAGATTCCCCGGACCCTCTCCCGGTTTTCCGTGCTTGACAGCAGCATCGGCGGGTTTTACTCCGGGGAGTTGTCCGTTTGGACCGGCAAGCGAGGCATCGGCAAGAGCACGCTGCTGAGCCAGATGCTTTTAGAGGCTTTGGATCAGGGACACACCGTCTGCGCGTATTCCGGTGAGCTGCCGAAGGAGCAGTTCCGGGAGTGGACATATCTGCAAGCGGCGGGTCCCGAGCACATCCGGTACATCACGGATCAGGCCACCGGGAAAAAACTGGCATCCGCGGACGCTCTGGCGGACAAGCAGATCTCCGAGTGGCTCAACGAGCGATTCTGGCTCTTTGACTTGGAGCGCAACACCCGGCACGATCCGGAGACCATTCTGCGGCAGTTTGAGTACGCCCACATGCGCTACAACGCAGATGTATTTCTGGTCGATAACATCATGTCCGTGGACTTTGACAACTCCACAGAGCGGGACTTCAACCGTGTGCAGTCAAAATTCACGCAAATGCTGGTAACCTTCTCCAAGCGCCGGGGTGTCCACACCCATCTGGTGGTGCACCCTCGGAAATCTACCAGTGACAATAACGCTAAAATCACCTCAGACGATGTCAGCGGTTCCGGAGACATCACTAACCGGGCAGACAATGTGTTTTTTCTCACCACCCATCAGACGGACGGCAAGGAAAAGCCTCTGCTGCAGATCCTGAAGAACCGGGACTACGGCTCCCACAGACACCAGTGGCTTGACTTCGACAAGAAGTCCCGTCGTTTCTTTCAGGATCAGACCGGGGACCCTAAGCGGGCTTACGGCTGGGAGGGACGCGGCGTCCAGATGGAGCTTGTGGAGGATCGCGGTGACATTGACGAGGTTTTCCCGGAGGAAAAGAAAACATGAAAATCGGAGATATCTTGAACATCGAACCGACGCTGGAGGCGACCAGCGGGCTGGGCACTGTAGGGTCGATCCCGGCGCGGGTGATCTACATCCACCCGGCGGGGCGGTACTACACGGTGGAGTTCTGCAATCCAATCACCGGAGAGCGGTGGCGGGAGGCCTTCTGGCCTGAGCTGGCGCCGCATTTCAAGGCCGTAAGCACTGCGGTCTGACGCAAACAAGGGGGAAAGGTGAATATGAAAACAATCGCGGTATTAAATTTCAAGGGCGGGGTCGGCAAAACCGTCACCACCGCCACGCTGGCGTATCTGCTGGCGAAGCAGGGCAAGCGGATCCTACTGATCGACGGGGACAGTCAGGGCAATCTGAGCATGTCCTTCGGGATCGACGCGGAGGAGGGCGCGGACACGCTGGCCCTCCTGACCGAGGGCGCCGGGTACTATCCGGAGTTTGTGACGCCCACCATTTTTGACGGGATCGACCTGATCCCCTCTGACATCAACCTGCTGGTAGCAGACCGGCACATGGCCCAGAGCGGCGTAGGCCGGATGCAGCGGGCCATCGCGGATCTGCGGGACGCCATCGAGGAGGACGCGGACCAGGACAACGCCTACGATCTCATCCTGATCGACTGCCCGCCGGCCCTGTCGGCAGCCTGCACGGCGGCGCTGGCCGCTGCGGATGAGGTGATTATCCCCATCCGGCTGGACTACTACTCCACCGGCGGCATGGCCAATCTGGCGGAGCAGCTCCAGCACATGCGGGCCATCAATCCCCGGTTGTCGGTGCTGGGCGTGCTGGTGACGCAGTTCACCCACATGGCGGACGAGAAGGAGGCCCACGCGGCCATCCGGGGCGGGGCGCTTCCGGTGTTTGAGACGGCGATCCGGTTCTCCAAGGCTGTGCCCAGCGCGACCTTCCAGAAAGTGCCGCTGCCGGTGGCCCGTCCCTACTGCGCGGCCAGCAAGGACTACGCCGCGCTGGTGAAAGAGATCTCCGGGAGGTGCTGAGGATGGAAAAGCGGAAATTTAACGTGATGGACGTGCTGGGTGAGCAGCTGGCCGGTGTGGCGGACACCATGCTGGAGATTCCCATCGACGATATCCGGGACAATCCCCGGAACTTCTACCCGACGCCCGACCCTCAAGCACTGCGGGCGCTGGCGGACTCCATCCGGGCCAACGGCTTGCTGGAGCCTCCTACGGTGGTCCCTGCCGGTGACGGCACCTATCGCCTGATCTCCGGCCACAGCCGTTTGGCGGCGATCCGAAGCATGTGGGAGGACGGCACCGAGGAGGACTGGGCGCGATTTGCCAAGATCCTGTGCCGGGTGCTGCCCCCAATGTCGGAGGGGCAGGAGCAGGCGGCGGTGATCGAGGCCAACCGCCAGCGGGTGAAGTCCAATGCCCTGCTGGCCGAGGAGGCGGCGCGTCTGACGGAGGCCTACATCAAGCGCCGGGAGGCCGGTGAGCAGCTTCCGGGCCGCATCCGGGACTATGTGGCGGAGGCCCTGCAAGTCAAGGCCACCAAGGTTGCTAACCTGTCGGCCATCAAGAACGGTCTCAAGGTGCCGGGACTGGTGGATCGATGGAAGCGGGACGAGATCCCGGAGGCGGCGGCCTTGCAGATCGCCCGGATGGACATTGACGAGCAGTACCGGCTGCTGGACTGGATCATCGACAAGAGACGGAGCCTCACTATCAACGAGGTGCGGAAGTTCTTTACCTGCTATACAATGGCTTGCCGGAGCTGTGAGCACACCGGCCGGATGTGCGAGAACGCGGAGCGGATGTATGACCATGACTACCGATACGGCGAGTGGCACGGTTCCAACTGCTGCCTGAACTGTCTGGACCGGGACACCTGCCCGGCGGCCTGCCAGTATGTGGAGAAAAAGCCGGTGGAGGAGCCGGAAGCCCCGGCCGTGAATCCGGCGGTGAAGGACCCCCGACTGGACTACAAGGTGATGGTTCCCACCTTCTGCCAGCGGGTGAAGGAGCTGCGGATCCAGACCGGCATGAGCCGGAAGGAATTTGCTCAGAGCATTGACGAATTCCCGGGGACATACAGCGCGTGCGAGAACGCCTCCATGTGCGGATCTGAGAAAATCGCCAAGCTGGCGCTGTGCTTCGGCGTCAGTACGGACTACCTCTACGGCCTGACGGACGATCCTACGCCGCCGGCGCTGCCGGAGGGCCAGCTGATGATCGCCGGATGGATGCCCGGCAGCACCAACCCGGCGGAGCCGGGAGAGTTCGCGGCCTATGTGGACCTGGGCGACGGAAAACTTGTGAAACGGTTTTTTGACTGGGATGGCCAACACTGGATGATGCCGGGCGGCATTGAGGCACAGGCCCCCGTGGCCTGGTGGATGCGGCTGCCGCCTGTCCCAGCGGCAGGGAAAGGAGACGGAAATGATTAAAGTAACGGTAAAATTGCAAGGTGATAAGTGTCCGTGCGAGATCGATATGCGCGGGGACCCTGTACAAATCATCGCTGAGACTGGGTATATGCTGCGAGGCATATATATGGGCCTTGAGCGTAATCACCCCACATTTGCACGCTTATTTGCAAAATCTATAGAGCGCATGGCAACGGACCCACAATTTTGGGAGGCTAACGCAGTCAAAAATGCAAAAGTGATGGACTTGGACACAAAAGGCGGTGGCTCATGATCCGATACACAGGGCGCGAGAAGCGCAGAAGCCGGGTCCTCCCGGTGCTGACTCTGGCGGCCGCCGTGGCCGCCGTGATCCTTCTGACGGTAGCGGCTAAGGGCATGGCCCTATGACCGCGCCTCCGTGCCTAAACTGCCCGGATCGCCGGATCGGATGTCACGATCCGGCGGTCTGCCCCCGGTGGGCGGCCTATGAGGAGATCCATAGGGCAGAGCTGGCGGCCATGCCGTCCCACAAGGAGCGGGAGGACATGGCGGAATACATCAAAGATCGGCGGCGACGCTATATGCCGGGCCGCTGGAAAAAGGAGAAATCATGCTGAATCATATCGTACTGATGGGCCGTCTGACCCGCGACCCTGAGCTGCGGCACACCGGAAACGGAACCGCCGTGGCGTCTTTCTCTCTGGCTGTTGACCGGGACTACAAGGGCCAGTCCGGCGAGAAGGAGACGGATTTCGTGGACATCGTGGCGTGGCGCTCCACGGCGGACTTCGTGAACAAGTTTTTTACCAAGGGCCGCATGGCCGTGGTGGAGGGCCGCTTGCAGCTCCGGGACTGGACCGACAAGGACGGCGGCAAGCGGCGCTCCGCCGAGGTGGTGGCGGAGCATGTGTATTTTGGAGACAGCAAGCGGTCCGAATCGGACACAGCGTCCGCACCGCCTGCGTCCGGGGACTTCCGGGAGATCCCGGAGGATGAGGAAGGAGATCTGCCGTTTTGAGAGATCAAGAACTCGTAAATAAGCTGCGGGAACACGCAGATTGGTGGGAAAATGGGGACATGATGGATCCGCTGGGAGGGCTGGAAAAAGACCTGTTTGCAGCCGCTGACCGGCTGGAGAATCAAAACGCACACATCGCGGCGCTCCAGCAGGAAATTGAGAAGCTGCGGGGGCAGGTGCCCCACTGGATCCCGGTGGAGGAACGGCTACCGGAGAATTTTCGGAAAGTGCTGTGTTGGGGTGAGTATTTCCGCTATGGAGACTTTAATGGAATGTTTGTAAATTATGCACTCGGATATCAAAACAACGGGAGCTGGGGCGGTGAAGTTGCCAATGGAATAAATGCTCGTGCTTTGGCGTGGATGCCGCTGCCGGAACCGCCGAAGGAGGGAAACCTATGAAAAAATGCACCGGTGAAAACTGCCCCATGCAGATGGGCTATGACTTTGAAAACTGCGCCGCAATCGAAAAGTGCCCGTATCGCACATGGCCCGTTACCATCGCCGATCGGATCCGAAGCATGACGGACAATGAATTGATAGGCCTCTTTTCCAAATTTCGGAGCGATGCAGAAATGAAATACATTGCTGGCATTTCAACTATGCCCGGAACCTGGAAGGAAATCAAAAAATGGCTTGAGACACCATGGGAGGGAAAGCCGTGAGCGAGGCTCAGAATGGAGGAAATGAAGGATGAGTAAGGCTGTTATGCTGAGCATCCTCCCGAAGTGGTGCGAGAAGATCGCCAACGGCAAAAAGACCATCGAAGTCCGAAAGACCAGGCCGAAGCTGGACACGCCGTTCAAATGTTACATCTACTGCACGCTGCCAAAATATCCGCACGAGGACTTCATTGCGACGGACTATCCAAGGCCACAGTTTTACGGCGGCGGCAAGGTCATTGGGGAGTTTACCTGTGACCGGATTTACAAGATTGACAAGGATAGTACGGATTTTCTTTTTAAGGCCGGGGGCCTATCCGTTTACAAGCATGCGGCCGAAGAAAAGTGTGGCCTGTGTGTGGCTATGACAGACGATGAGTTGCACGGCTATCTTGGCAATTGCCAGGGCTACGGCTGGCACATCTCCGACCTGCTGATCTATGCCCAGCTGCGGGAACTAAGCGAGTTCCGGCGTGCAACTGACCCGTGCGATTCTTGCCATGCAGAATACACATGGGAATGCACAGACTGCAAAAAATTGGGCGGTGACATCAAGCGACCGCCCCAGAGCTGGTGCTATGTGGAGGCGATGAAGGATGGATGACCTAAAACCGTGCCCGTTCTGCGGCGGTAAACTGAACTTTTACCGGGAGAACTATGTGAATCGTTTCGGAAAGCGCATCATTAAGCAATACTGGATGCACGATGATACAGATTGTGTCCTTAACGACATAAATCAGCCTTTTGTTTTAGGGGCTGGAGACGCAAATCCGGAAACGGGTTATCCGGGAGAGTATGCTGAAAAATGGAACAGGAGGGCTGATAATGGCTGAATACAAAATCTGCTTTAGCGTGGCTGGGGCGTTTGGCGCTCAAATCAGCTTTGAGGCAAAACCAGGCGTATCCTATGAGGACGCTGCGGCGGCCCTTGACAAAGACAAACTGGCGAAGCTGATATGCCTCGACACCTTGGGCTACTCCGCAAAGGACATTGAGATTATCACGCCGGAACAGTACGAGGCGGAATTTGGAGGTGCTGACCATGCGGACGATTGACGCCGATAAATTTATTCTGGCCCTTATGGATGCGTCCCTATCTTCCGTTGACGAGGATACAATCCTTGATCTGGTCGATAGCATTCCCACCGTGGATGCCGTGGTCGTGACGCGGTGCAAGGACTGTGTGCACTGGAATGATGACCCCGATACTTATGGGGCAGATGACGGCCCGAAAGGCAAATGTATGAAATCATTTGAAACGATGTGCGCAGATGACTTTTGCAGCTACGGCGAGAGAAAGGACGGCGGGGATGGTTAAACAGTCTGAGTATTTGCAGCGCCGGGAGGCGGAGCTGGATGCCACCTTCAACGCCGGGGCGGCGATGGCGATGCAATTCGCCATGGACACGCTCCAGATGGCCCTCCACCAGACGGAGGGCTGGGGCTACGAGCGAATCATGCGGATCACTCGCAACTGGATTGCCGTCCAGCGGGAGTACAAACCGGCGCTGGACTGCCGGAACCCGGAGGCGGACGTCCGACAGGAGCACATGGATCGGGTTCTTGCGGAGATCATCAGCGGGAAGGCAGAGCTGATCCGTTTTCCGGATCGGTATCCAAACGCGAAAAAGATTAAATACGGGAGGTAAGGTATGGCTGATCCGTTTGTGTGCGTCCGGCAGCGGGCGGGGCCGTTGGTCAAGGCGCTGGTGACGGACAACTACGGATATCTCCGTCGCTACGGACCGGATGCGGTGCGGGGCCGGTGCGGGCCGGCCCTCAGCCGCACCAGCCTGGACAAGCTGGAGCTGCGCCTGGCGTTGTTTGGCTACGACGGCATTTTTTACAGCCTCAACTTTGACAATGCCCATCTTCCGGCTAACTGGGCCGGTGTAGAGCGCGTGTGGGATGCCTTCCTCAAGCGGCTCCGGAGATGGAGCCGCAAGCCTGTAGATTTCTACATTTACCGGATGGAGGGCTTACACGGTGACCACCGCTACCACATCCACGCATTTTTGCGTGACCAAGATTTCCCACCTGCCGTGGTGCAATACCTCTGGACCTGGGGTAATGCCTACGACGTGCGCTGGGACCGGGCGCGGGTGCTGTCAGAGGGCGGCTACCGTGGGCTGGCGATCTATTT